TAAAGCCTCCGACAGCTTTTCTATTCTGCATCAATGCTTCTTTCATATGCTTCTCAACCACCCTCAATGCCGCAGCCTCATCAACATATCTAATTTGTTGCGAGATATGTGGCATACGTGGATTTTTGAGCAAGTCAAGCAATGCTTCAGCTATTTGTTTTTCTTCTTCAACATCATCATCTAACGCCAGCGCCCCTCTTTCAAATTCAATCCTTCTTGCATCTCCATTTGCTAATTTGAGTTTAATTTTGAGGCTGGGTGAATGTGTGCTTGCAAATCTGTGAATAGTCACTTCGAGCTTCTCCTCTTTAGCTTATTCTATTCACCCAAGGCCCCACGCCTTACGCAGCAGCAGCCTTCTTCTCAGGAAGAAGAATGCCAATCAGAGCACTCGTTCCAATGATTGCTGCGTTATGCGGGTCCATCTGACCAGAAAACGCAGCAACGGCAGAACCAAACATGGTCGAAAGACCAGCAATCGACGTGGGTTCGGTAAAACGCTGCAAAAGCCACTTCATGTTCGTACTCCACTCTTTACCAAACATGCCCATTGAACCATTCAAATGAGCTAACAAATCTAAAAGGGGGCTGCATACTGATCGCAGGAGATGGAGGGGAGCAACCATCTAAATATGCAGCCCCAAGCTGTTAAAGAGCCGCACCTGCCGTAGTAATTCCGGTATATATACCAGCTGTCATCTCTGCTTTATATTCCACACTCATCTCTGTTGTCAAAACACCATAATCAGCATCATAGCCGGCCCGGCGCCCTTCTGCATCATAATCATCACTAAATGTTCGCCTCAAATACCTCATCCTAATAGCGCCAGGATGCAGAACGTACAAATTATTTGTCCAGATTGGGCTTTCATTAAAGAGAGGATGTGTAACTAGTGAAATATCCCCAAATGGCGTTACCCATTTATAAACCTTCATACCAAACTCAGTTTCACCAGGTTCAATAAACATTGTCCCCTGCTTTAGAGCAACAATGTTTAGAACACCAAGTGCATTATTTCCTGTAAATGCAATTCTCTCATTGGGCTTGCCACGTATGTTTTTGGAAAATACTCCTTGCAAGAAATTCTGCAAGTCAAGATAATCAATATCAGTGGCTTGGGCCGTCACGTTTGTTTTAATAAACTGCGTGATCCCATCCATTGTCCTAAACGGTCTACCATTCAATGTACCAATACTTTTCCTACTAAACCACAAGCTCTTTTCAATTGCTTCAGAATGGAAAAGAGTACAATCTGCTTTATTCTTCGCAACAGGATCACCCGTATAAAATTGCACCCTCCTCGCAGTTCCAGTGACATCCCAAGCATTCCTAAAAATTTGCATATAATTAAATACTGGATAGCCCAGGTTTGCAATTCCAATGGGTCTTGCGGAACCTTCTTCAAATGCTGTGCCAATTTGCGCAAGAAACGCTGAATTAGCAATAGCCTGAGCTGTGCTACCACCAAATCCTCTTTGAACTGTAATTGTATTCCCATTTACTGCAACAACAAAGATGTATTCTCCGGTTGCCTCAACCATGAGAACGGCGCCAACGGTGTAGAATGAGGCATCAACAAGTGCAATGGCCGTGGCTGCTGCATTAACTCCGCCTGCCGCTGTAACTTGTGATCTTCCTGTTGCGTGTAGTTCCTCAAACCAAACAACAACTGTGTCTTGGGCATCAGCAGATTCCATACCACTAGACAATGCAAGTAAAGGAGCAGAACCAGTAGGATGAATTTGTAAAAGTGCTGAAGCAAAATCCCCTCGCCGCGTACCAACGATATTTGCATCACTTGTGAAAACGCCGCGAACTGCCATTGCTTCCTCCTAGGCGCTTTGGCCTGAGTTACTGCCTTGGGTCATCCATGCAACCCAATCTTCTTGCCCGTTGCCATTTCTTCCTGGAGAACCTGACCCGCTAAAATCAGATATATCTCCACGAAAACCATTTGAGCCTGGTCGGCCGCCCGTCTGCCTATTTCCATTATTCCCACTAAACAAGTTAGAGACATCCCTAAAATACAAATCTACTTTACCAAGTGCAGTATCTATATCATCACCTTTCCTAATAAATTGTGCTAGCACCGTTCTAGCAACAGGCGCAATATTAGGTTTAGCTGTATATGGTAATTTATTTTCCATTCTATCTATAAAATTCTGAGTCCTAAAGTTTGCATTGGATTGCTGTACTGCTCTTTCAACTGCTTTTTCTACCTGTGCTTGTATTAATCTATTAGCTCCCTCTATTGCTTGCCTAAATACGCTTCTTCCCTGTCTATTTAAAATCTCATCAAGGCTAGAAAAGTCGCCACTTTGAATTTGCTGCCTTACTTCATCTGATAGTTGTGGAGCAAATGATAGGCCATTAACGTATTGATCGAATGCGTTTGTATTATTATCCTGGCCACCTTGTTGCTGTCCACCGTTGTTGTTATTGTTATTATTATTGTTATTATTTCCACCACCACTATTATTATTTCCACCTTGATTATCCTCAAGTTCCCAAATGTTCTCAGTTATTTCTAGGTTATTTCCGCCCCCGCCTTGATTATCACCTGCGGCATTTTGTCCATTTCTGTCTTGTCTACCATTATCACCACCATTTCCATTATCTTGCCTTGGCGGTGTATCTCCGCCACCTCTAAAAAAGGAACCAAATGGACGCCATCCACCCATTGCGGAAGTTGCACGATAACCACCATTATTTGAAGTGTCACTCATATTTCACTCCCTACGCATGAGTTGCATCTATCTCATCAACCAATTCTGGAACCTGTTGGCCTTGTTGCATTGATTTAATCAAATTTTCGGCCACATCCTTGAATGTTTCCCATTCTTCTAACATTACTCTATTAATCTGATAATCCATTGCTAATTGTTGCGGGCTCGCGGCATCAAGGTTCATAAGTTTATGTCTAATTCTTGCAATATGTTTATCAATCAGCATCTTTAAAACAGGATTAGCTAATGCATCTACTAGATGCAATAATTGGTCATCGCTTAAATCATCAATCGTTGCCTGAGTTATGAAAGTCATTAATCATCTCCTCCCAAAGCTGGCTGTTGTGTCCCTGGCTGTCCTATATCTGATTGTGCTTGCCCTGGTTGCCCTTTCATTGGAACAACATTTTGGGCCGCTGTGGCGCCATGTCCTCGTAGTTGATTAGCATACGCTTGCATCAATGGTGTTAACTGCCCACTCTGCAATAGCCCAACCAGCAATTGTTGTTGATCTGGCGGTAGTTGATCCAATGGATTTAGATTTTGGAACTGGGCCAAATTTGTCTTATCTCCCATCAAATCTGAAATATAATTCATCATTCCAACAAAATCATACTTCTGCAGGGCTTGCTGACTTTGTACAATCATGCCAAGTAATTCTTTATAAACTTCTATAATATATATCTTATCTATTCCCTTCAAACCTTCGGCCATCGCAAATTCAACACCAGCATCTATTACTTGTGCTGGTGAAAATTGCTGTGATTGCCCCGTTTTTGAGTCTAAATATGTAAGTGGATCAGTTAATTTATCATAAATATTATACATACAAATAAATCTAACATCCTTCATTCCTTGATCTTCTATCATTCGGGCCATTTTCAAGTTTCTTCTATTTCCTCCTTGCACCACACTTGCTGCTTGATATGTAGTAGCTCTTTGCAAATCTGCAACTTGTTTCAAAATATCGGTAGGCAAAATCTTTTGCATTAATTTAATAATATTATCAATATCTTCCATAGTCTTTTCTGTTTGTGGAACATCGCTTAATTGATAAATATGTTTTCTAATGTCAAATTCGCCATAGCCTGGCGGACTCACTGGTACTTTACCTGACTCTAAATCTTCATGTTTCTTATCTCCTAACGGAACTACATTAGGATTATAAAACGTCACACCATACAATCCTTTTCTATTAGCTCTTTGATGAACATTCATTAAGCTTGAAGCAAATGTCTGCAATGGTATTAATTGTTCTCCATAGCTCTTTTGTTGTAATCCTAAATCATCTTCCCAAGGGCTTATCATTGAAATAGGAAGCATTCCATGAGTTGCATCAACTGGATCTGTCCTTGTTATATATGCGGAGTTGGCTACAGTTATTCTCCAAATCTCGTAATCAACTGAATCAGATAAACCAAATTTTTTAGGCACCAGCCAGCCATAGTAATTAATAATCTCATATCCTTTTGAAACATCTCCCATAGCTCCGCCGCTCATTACCTTAAACCAATCAGTATTTCCCTGGCCCGAAACTGAGCCATAACCATCAGTCTCTAATCTGACATCTGGTTTTGGTTGATAGAATTTAGCGTTAACCTGTCCATAATTCAAAAATTTCCAGACATCAAATAATTCAGAATTTGACGCCATCCGAAGAATGTCGAATTTTCTGAATATATCTACAGTACCAAAAAATTCGCCCTTTCTATTGAGGGAAACTGGATGAACCGTAGGGTCCCAAAATGTATTATACATATCTAAATTAGTTATCTCATTTCCGCGCCAGACTACATCCGTTTTTCTAACAGGTTGAGCGGCAGGCCCAATTCCTTCAGTCTGATAAACAATCCCCTTCACTTCTTTCCATTCTGTCAATACTCCACCAACATTATACTTTAATCCATTCAAAAACCATTTAGCTATTTCCCTATAATACTTAAACTTATCACTATCCTTATTCATTCTTTGTGCAAACGCATTTGCAATAGCTTGTACATCTTCTGCTGCAACTGCTGTAAATATACCACTTTCGGGCGCAAATACAGACATTAAATATGTCAAACATTCATCTAATTGGTTTAATCCCAAATTCAAAATTGAATCAACTGGCCTTATACCTTTACCTCTTGCATTATCCCTTGCTCTCCTTTTATCATCTTCATCATATCTCAGAAAACCAGCTAAAGCCCTATCAATATGGCTAAATCGCGCAGCGCGCTGCTCCATTGGAGATCGTGCATATGTAGCTCTTTCAATTACATGCGTAACTAGAGCTAAATGATTATCAGCATTATTCATCGGGTGCCGGCGCCCGTATGGATTTGTTTTCTTTTCAGGCACAAACACATCTTCAGCGGCATTGGTTGAATATGGATCTGCTGGAAGCGTATATGGGCGGGGCGCCGTATTTGCACTTCTAACTCTTTTGCCAAATGCTGTACGTGCAGCTTGCCTTGCCATCTCAATACGTGTATCAGCCATTAAAACCTGCCCAGATTAAAAAAGCGGCCCACAAAATTCCGCAGGCGATGCCAATGGCAGCAATCCTAACTAACCAATTATTATAATCATGATCATGCATGTGTTTAATATTCCGACATCACTAGATTGGACACATTTGTGAACTTGTCTCAATCTGCATATTCCTTATATGCGGCAATTGATAACTTTGCATAATATCGCCCAAATGTTGTTCTATCATCTCCACTCCTTGCGAACACGCATCAATCAAATCATCTTTATTATTCTTTTTCGTGGGGTCATATCTGAGTAATTGCTCAGTAATCTCAAAGTCATCTTCCGGGAGATAGTAAGTCCCATTTTTGATAAGAGATGCCCACGCAGCAAGCTTACTAGTTTTACTCGCTCTTGTTTTGTGTGTGGGGAAAACAGTAACATTTGTAATATATCTAGATAACAATATATATTCAATGAAATATTTGAGCGCAGCCTGGTATGCAACACTTTCAACTCCTATAACTTTTAATCCCCAATTATTCATTAACTCCAATGCAATATCAATTGTTTCAAGTGGATCAAACTTTGAAGTTTGAAAATCGACAACCATCCACCTACCATCAATCCATAAATGAACCACAATAGCGGTATCGTTAGCCCACTCTTTGTCCGAAATAGCCGGGTCAATAGTAATAAAACCAATATGAGAATCGCCAGGATTAGGCCGAGGGTAGTATCTAATTTCATCTGCATTTATAAGCCCACCCTTTGCTGGAATGGGCAAATTCATCATTTCAGCAAACCAGCGCCCCGTCAAGCCTTGTTTTCTGTATTCTATATAATCTGATCTAATTGCTGAAATGGGCCACAAATCGGGCCAAAGAGGCTCACCATTAGATAACAAACACCCCAATCTAATACTTTCCCATTCTTCATTTTCTGGATCACAAAATGCATTGAGAAGAGATTGATCTGATAAAAGATTACCAATCCAAATGATCTTCATTTTCCATCTATTAAATGCCTTAAAAAACGGCCCGTACACCCAATTCTTCAACTTCAAAATCAAACCCTCTGTAGCTGTATTATCATCGTCTTCTAAATCATCAAAT